TGATGCGTACTACTACGTTCTTACCAACTGTAAGTGCTGCTGTAAGAATTGCATCGCTGCTTCCAACAACAACAGGACTTGATAAGTTAGCGTTGTCACTAATAACAACTTCAAACTTTACGCTTGTACCGTTTGCTAATGCAGTGGTAACAGCAAAGTTCATGTATAAAGCAGTACCTTCACCTACATCTCTAGCAACACCTAAATCAATAGTGTCAGTAGAAAAAGCAGTTGTAGTAATTGCTTGATCTTCGCTCACTCTGAGCAGTTTGTCTGTAATCATTTTAGATCTCCTATGTTAATAAACTAATTAAACAACACGAGCTTCGTTGTTAATCAACGCATCAACTCTTCTTAGAGGTACTCCAAGGAATGATAAGTAGCTTTGTGCTGATCCAAACTGTGATAGACCTTCTTGTATAGCTAATACAGATTGTGACTTATCAAGTGCTGCTATAGATAATCCTGAGTGAACAGTTCTATTCATATAGAATGCTGCTCTTCCCATTGCCATGTTTGGAATTCTATACAATGCTCTAGCCATAAGCTTAATAAGAGCAGTAGATGCACTTGCAGCTTGTGTGTTAGAACCTGCTAATAGGTCAGAAATGTCAATGTTACAAATACGAACAACATATCTCCAATCTTTAACAACCAAACCGTTTTTCCACTGGTAACGAGTAGCAAAAGCTTGTAGTCTTGTACCGTCACTGTTGTAAACAGTTTGCTCGCCTAGATCTTCATGAGTTAAACCTGCTTTAGATCCTTTAGGGAAAGGACAATATACAGTGTTATCACCCCAAACAACTAGATATACAGAAGCGTTATCAGCACCTGATCCACCTGCATTAAGAATGTTTACTGCGTTGTCAGCAGATAAATCACCATATCTTGGTGCAAGTCCTAAAAACTTTTTAGGA